ATGTCCATCGAGCCAGCAATTGCTGTACGAGTTGAGTCACCACCTGTTGAGCGCCATAAGGCTGAGGTTGTTGCTAATGCCATGATAAATTGTCCTTGCATATAAGATAAGCTTATCAATCAATATGCTGTCTGCCGGGACAGTTTGATAAGCCGGTTTTCCCGGTTCATTGAATATTACTACATTTACAGGGAAATGCAAGAAACTTAGGTAAAATATTTGCGGGGGGTTGGATTTGCCGGGATAGGGCATTTTAGACATCGCTTAGTTAAACAACCTGCCCACCAATAGGAGATAACATGAGTGCATGGCTTATCATAGTTACAGGTGTAATTTACGCATACATAGCTGCTGAACAAGGCTACAAAGGGAATATTGGTATGGCAATATGTTATACCGGATACGCTTTTGGAAACGTAGGTCTTTATTTAATGGCTACAAAATGAACACAATAGACATTGAGTTAAAGAAGCTTCCTAAAGATGTACTTGGTTGGGTTGATTACGAAATCGCCGTTAGTAATTCTCATGACATTCCGGTTAAGTTGCTTTCTAAAAAGCACGTGTGGATTGACCGGGTTAGGTGCCATGGGTATTTTTGTAGTACTACCCCAGAATTAGTGGTGGCTTGCTATATGGAAGAAAATGAGTGGGTTCAAACTATGGTCCATGAAAGCTGCCATAGGGATCAGTTCATAGAAAAAACGGCTATTTGGAATAAAAAGATTGAGCTAGACGGAGAAAAACGGGACCCTTTAGAACTAATGCATTCTTGGCTAGAACATGAAATTGAGCTTAAGCCTAGGAAACTAAAGGAAGTTTTAATGGCTTGCATGAATATTGAGTTAGATTGTGAAATCCGTGCGGCTAAAAAGATTGACGAGTTTTACCTTCCAATTAATCATAAAGAGTACGTACAAAAAGCCAATGCCTACGCTTATCTTTATCACATACTCGGCACTACTCGCCTTTGGTATCCTAAGGGTAAATCCCCATTTTACTTAGCAGATGTCTGGACTAAGATGCCTACTGACTTTGCTCGGGATTACACAAAAATACCTACTAAAATCAAAAACTTAATGCTGGCGAAGTGCTATAACAAGCGAGTTTAAATGCCCTATAAAGACCCAGAAATAAAAAAGGCGTATCACAAACTACGTAGCCATGAGCACTACTTAAAGACTCAAGAAGAAACTAAACAGCGAACCAAAGAAAATAAAAAGAAAGCTAGGCTAGAGTGGGTTGATTTTAAAGCCGCCCTTAAATGCACTGTTTGCGGGGAGTCTCACCCATCAGCGTTAGATTTTCATCACGAAGACCCAGCCACCAAAGACCGCGCAGTAAGCTGGTATCTTAAAAACTCCCAATTTGCTAAAGCCAAAGAAGAAACAAAAAAGTGCATAGTCCTATGCGCCAACTGCCATAGAAAACATCATTGGCAAGAAAAGAAAAACCCCGCCTCGTGAGCGGGGTCCAAACTGATTTACGTTTGATTAGGGCCTATTAAGCACCTGCAGAGCCAAACATTCCTAGTGGATCTGACCAGCCGAAGCTGTAACGCTCACGAGACTTGTAACGAACGTTACCCGTGTCGAAATCGCCGTCCATTGAGTTAGCCAAAGGAGTACGAACGAAATGCTTCATACCGTTTGGAACGTCAGTAGTCAGGAACCAAGCATTGGTGTCGGTCAAGAAGTGGTTAATTGTATAACCTTCAGAGACAGAACCGTTGTTCTTGATAGCGTTGATGTCATTGTCGTTTGTACCAACACGCAATTCAGTTTCGAGCAAACGAGTTGCAACGAATTGTAGTGCAGGAGGAACAACCAACTTCTTAGGTTTAGCAGCGATCAACAAACTACGCTCATCAGTCCAAGCAGCGATTTGAATAACAGCAGCTTCTAAAGAAGTCTCATTCAAGTCAGCAGGGGTTGATGGGATGTTGCTGTTGGTGCCGCCAGAAATCAATGGATGTGAAGCAGAGAACAAAGGAACACCATCACCACCGTTATAACCAGAAGTGAAACCATTGTTTAATACAGCAGCAGCTTTAACTTGCTTGGTATAAGCCATAGAACGAGCCAATGCCTTAGTATAACGAGCAGACAAAGAGTCATACAAGTTATCTTCAATAGCTTCTTCAGTTAAGCTGAAGCCCATTGCGATTGTTTCATGGTTGTACCGAGAAGTCCATGCTTCTTGTCCATTGTCGTAAGCAATTGCGGAGCCTTCGTTTTTAACTGGGGCAGCACTAAAGCCAGACAACTTGGTTTCTTCTTCAAAAGAACGCTCAGAGGATTCAGTTTCGTAAAGCTCTTTGTGTTCTTCACCGTAGCGTGCATATTCTAATCCGAACAATGCATTCAAGCCAGGTAATAGCTCTTTGAGGAGCTGTGCGCGTGAAATAGCCATTTAATAGCTCCTTTAGACGTAATTCTGGGCCGCAGCCAACAGAATTTGTGGGTTGTTCAATTTAACAACAACTTCAACATAAGCGTTGTTACCCGATGCTGTTTCTGGAATCACTGCTACTACACGAACAGGCAATGCTGCTGCGTTACCAGTACCTGCTACAGGAGCAACAACGGATAAACCGGAATTACCTGTAGTGGTGGAACCAGTACCTTGGCGGATTTGCAAGTTTGTGCCAACAACTGAAGCATTAGCAGTAGTTACAGTAGTATTACCAGAAAAAGTAACAGCTACTTTAAATGCTGCTTGTGAATCGTCAATAACATAAGCTACTGCTGAAGTTGCTGAAGCATTACCAGGGTAATACTGAGCTTGAACAGTTTGTTGTTGTGTATTAACGTACTGAACACCAACAAATACACCATAAGTGAGGTTTGCTGTGTTGTCAGTTGTAGAGTCAACAGTTACAGTTGACTTGATGATGTTACCACCCTTGACCATAACGATGTCGCCGTTGAAGATCGCAGTATTATAAGTACTGGCAATCGGCAGTTGACGTGTAGCCCCAGCATAGGGCATAAAGTCAACACGGTTAATCGCTTCTAGGCCATAGGGAGCTGAAACGGTTGGATAAGCCATTTTTAAACTCCTAAATTAAATTATTCGCCTTTACCAAAGCTACTTGTCGACTTCCGCTCAGCAAAGAGTGGCATTCTTGGGTCGCTTTGGCGCATTAAATTATTATCTACAGCCTCTGTTTGTGCTTGTGATTGATTAGCATAGTATTTGTTACGCTGTTCAACAAACTCAACTGGAGTCTTGCAAAGTAATAATCCGCCAATCTCAATATTGTCTTTAAAACGACTACTGGGATCAACTAACATTTGAAACTTAGGTTGTTCCTCGATCTTCACAGGTTCCCATCCCTCTCTGAGTTTGGCAGATAAATTACGAGGGTCGGAGTTGTTCAGTGTAGATACACGAACCCAACGATAAGCATATCCTGCCTGTTTGTCAGGTTCAGGAAGCAACTCTGGCGGGGCCCAATGTTGAGGGCGTTCCGCAATTGCACGGGTTTCTAATTCACGGGTCAGTCTGTTTTCAGCCATTTCTAAATCTCCAGTTTGTTTTGTTCACGGGCGTATAACTCGGGTGAGATACCCAACTTTTTAATTATGGACATCTGTGACTGCTTTAAGCGTATCTGTTTTGAAGATGTGCTTCTAGTAGCCGGCGCTACAACCGTACTGGGCTTAGCTTTTGCGGTTGCTGTTTGAGCTTCCCTTTCTGACTCTGCCGGACTGCCTTCCAAAGTATCAAAGTACTCTGGAAACTTTCTACGCATGGTTTGATCAATGCGTCTGAAATACTGGTCGGTGCCAATGACATCCTTCCCGTACTCGTCAACTAACTCTTCGTGTACTCCAACAGCATAGCTCGACATGGCTTTTTTAGCACCATACCATGGATTTTGGTCCAGCCAAGATTGAGTTTTGAGATCAACCTTGGGAGTTTGTTGCTCCACTTGTTGTAGTTGTACTTCATTTTCATTCTCTTGTAAAGGGGTAGGCCGATAATTTTTAGCCTGTTGCACTTTATAAGTAGCCTCGGTCAAAGCTGTTTGAGCTTCAACAATTCGGTCCGCTTCTCCAGATTCTAGTGCAGCACGATACTCTTGCTTTGCTGCGTTTAAACCTAGACCGGCGTTGTTTTGTACGGTTTCAATATAGCTTTTTTCGCCAGTAGATAGTGTTTCTTTGAGTTTTTTATTCTCTTCGAGCACACGTCTTGCTAGTTGAATTGCCTCTTCACGTTCACGGTTAGCTGCATCTTTAGCCCTACGCTCGTCGTTCCATACTTTTTTGTATTGTAATAAGCGTTCTTTTTGCGTCTTTGGGTCTAACTCTTCAGTAGACTCGTCGGCGGCTTCTAGCTTCCTAACAATTTTTTCTGGCATCGGTTCGACATTTCTGTCTTCCGCAGGGGTATCGTCTTCGATAATAATATTTACTTCCCCATCAGCTAGCATTTCTACGGGTTTACCCTTAGGTTCTTCGTCGGGAAATGTAAATTCTTCTTTTTCAAATTCAGCCATGTTCTAGCTCCTTAAATAAACTTGCGGGAAATTCCGCGTGGGTCTTGAACAACTGCTTCTACGGTGTCGTCATTGATAATACGAAATTCTTTACCATGAATAACTACCCGCGTGCCAGCGTTCGGTCGTACAAGAATAAAATCCCCAGGCTGGCAATAAGCGCCATTTGGGAACCTCGCTTTATCTATGTAACAGTCTGGACCTAGCGCCACTACAAATAAAACCGTAGTTAGCAACTCATCCTTCTTAACCAAGTCATCGGGCTTAATAATGTCTGAATCTGCAAATTTCTCTTCTACTTCAGGTATTGCACATAGGATTCTGTAACCCGCTGGAATCGGAAGCTGTTTGGCTTTCTCTTCTGTTGCTGCACTTAGGTTAATTGTTCCTATAATTTCTGGATTATTGGGGTTTGATCCCAATAGTATTTCACTCATCAGAGTTCTCCAATCGTTGTTTGAGGTCATTCATTTCCATCTGTGCGATTAGCAGACCTCGAATCTTCCCGCACACAAACTGGTACTCAGCATAGTCTTTGGCTGTGCCGGTTCCTAAGGACTCACGTAGCTCCTTAATCTGTTCACTTAGCTTTTGGGCTAAATGATCCAGGTATTTATCCATCATTTCTTATCTTCCTTGCCTGTAGTCTGGCGACGCTGCAGCGCCATTTGTTCTTTAGACTTAGCGATATCAATACCAAGTCTGGTTCCTTCCATCTCGGTGCGTGCTGCCAACTCTGTAGTGTCTTTCTGTGACTTTGCCTCAACTTGCATTTTAGCAATAGCGTTTTGAGACATAATGCGGGCCTTCTCAAGTTCAAGTTGGTCAGCTTTACCAGCGGCATCAACAGCAATCTTTTTAGCTTTAAGTTCAACTTCTTGTTGCTTGATCTGGAGTTCTTGTTGTTGCATTTGAACAATCGGATCTTGTTGAGCTTGTGCGGCTTGCTGTGCTGCAATTTCGTTTTGATCCCGTTTGAGAAGAATTTGTGAAGCTTGTGCAGCCATTTGAGAAATACGTACTTCCATTTCTTCTGGCATTTCTTTATCGTCTTGATCGTCGTTTGGATGATATGGCAACTCCATACCCATCGTCATTTCCATCTGCTTACGGTACTCAAATGCAACGTGCTCATTAATATGCGCTAGCATAGCTGCTTGAATTTGCATAGCCATTGGGTTTTGACCAACCAACTGCGCAATTTTTGGATCTTGCATAGCTGCCATATGCACAGTAATGTGTGCCGGATGATCTTGGTAAAGAAATGCTTTTACCGGCTTTATCATTAATATGTCTTGGTTCTCGCTGACCGGATCTGTTGGTTTCTGGTCTTCTGGAAGCTTAACTAGTCTTTGTGCATTCTTAATACCAAGCACGTCAAGCATCTGACGATGTAGTTGTGGCAAGTTATAAATCTGTGGTGCTTGCTGGGCTAACTGTATAACTGCTTGATACTGAACAATCTTTTGCGCCATTGTTGCAGCGTTTGGATCTGATACAGGAATGACATCAACATCATCATAGTCTTCCTTCTTAGCACGAGGTGTGCCTTCGACAGGTTCGTAGCTGTAGGTATCTGGAGTGTAATCCCTAATAATATCTCGAAGTAACCGAAGCTCCTCTTTAAATGAGTAGTGGATGCGGGCTTGTACAGCGGACATTACTTTTAATGTACGCTCCAGAATTGCTAGGGTAGTACCAACAGGGGCCTGTGAACTCATATCGCTAATCTGCAAATCTGCTGCAGAAGCAAAACGACGACCCTCTTCAATAATCTTATCAAGCAAGCCAGACAGAACCAATGAAGGCTCTTTGTATGGCAGAGGCATGATATTGTCTCTCATTGTGCCACTAGGAACATCAACGTCTCTAAATTCTCCTGGAGCTATCGGCGTGTCGTCGCCTTTGACTCGCAAGCCACGGGTCTTAAAGCCACCTGGCAAGTTGCTAAGTGAGCCGGCATCAACCAACTGACGGAGGATACTAGTGCCTGACTTAGCAAAAGCCCCGATAAGATGAATAAGACCAAAAGCGTAGAAGCCAAAGCCAGGAATATAGGGGTAATGAACAAAGTGATTACGTTTCTTTTTACGTTCATCTTCAGGTCTCCAATTACGACGGATCGCTAGAACAGTGCCATTAGCCTTTTCAATAGTAATAATATAAGGCAGCGCAATTCCAGTAGGCTCTCCATCTTCACCAACGTCCTCGTAACCTGGAAGGTCAAGGTCGGTTTGCATTTCTAAAATTTTGTAGCGGTCGTCGGTGGTTGCTCTAAAACCCATCTTCTCCGCAATTTTCTTTTCTATTTCATCAAAGCTATCTACTGGCTCGGGCAGCTCAATATCACGCCAAAACCCAGCAACCTGTAGTTTGCGTACTTCATTAACCGTCTTACGCATTATGTGTGTAACACGCGGCGAGCTGGCTAAATCAACTGCACCATAAGGAACAACTAAGTCTTCAGCAGGAACAAACATACTTACTTGTCGGCCCATGCTTGGATCAAAGTAGACTTTCTTAAAGGCATTACCAGATAAACCTAAGCCCCATAACATGCGCTCATGCTCAGGTCTAAACTCAGGCATC